TCAAACTTAGTAATTAATTCGTTTATTTTGTTTTGATAAACAGCTAAACTAGACGAAGCCTCTGTTGTATTAGGGATAGTATTTAAAGCTGTAATTTGGTTATTATAACTTTCTATTAAAGAGGCTTTATAATAAAAATTATATAAACGAGTTGCTGCTGAACTAAAGAATATAAAATTAGTATAATCTGTATAGTCTGTATTTAATTCTGCTCTATTTTCTTCTAAAACACTTCCTAACTGGTTATTTAGAGATGTTAATGAAGATGTAAATATTGTTGAATTGCTTTTATATCCTGTAGAATTATTTGTTTGGTCTTTTTCAATAATATTGAAGTTAGGACCTTTTAAAAATACTCTATCATCAAAAATAACTTCTTCTTCAACCCATTCAACCTGGTAAGCTAAGGGATCAGATACTTTTTCATTAACCCTTAAATTTGATTTAATACCATAAATTGAGGGAAGAGGTTCGTATAATTTTATTAAAATATTATTATCAAAACCAATGTTTACTGCTAGTAATAAATCATTACCTCCTAAGTTAAGATAAAAGCCATTAAAAATAGGAGATGTATTTAAGTCAATACTAAAATCAGCATATAAAGCTTGTTGTTGAGCTAATGTTAAATTATTTGAATCTAATACTAATTCAGTTCTATCACTAGAAATATCTTTAATATAAAACTCATTATTATCTAATTTGGGTCTTAAAAAATTATAATCAACCTTATAAATACCTTGAGTATAAAGGTTTGATTGTAAATCTTTAATAGGATCAATATATAATGACTTAACTTCACTACCAGATACTTTTGTATCTAATACCGAATATTGTGTTGTAATTTTGCGTATAAGCGCATTATTGACGTTATAAACGTAGGCATCTATTAAATCGGTATCTACGTTGAAATTGTTTTCTTGGACGTTACTAGAAACCAAAGCAGTATCCGTTGCATTTAGTGTTTGACTATCTGCATTTATAGGAGTAATTTGAATTAGTTTAGGTATTGCCATTAACTAGGGGTTTGTAGGGTAAGTATTGTTTGTTGTAATTCCAAGTTATCTTGTCTTAATTGAGTAATTTCATCTAGTAATGCTTGAACTTCATCATTAGTTGAAACTGCACCAATATAAGCACTACTTTTTTTCACTAAATACTCATGAGAGTTAGTTTCACCTAATTTTGGAATTTGGTAAAATAAATTATCATAAGCATCAAAAAAATCATTAACAGATAATGTTTGAGATAGAGGTTGTGATGTTGTAATTCCAAACTGGGTAAATTGGGTATTTACTGTTTGTTGGAATTTATTTTTATCATAAGATGTTACCGCTATATTTACTTTTTCACTCATTATCCATTAACAACTTTAAATATGTAATTATCATCAAATACTAATACGTTATTTTTAATAGTAGTTTGAATTAAAATTTTATAATATCTTTCAGGTTCTAATCCATTCATATATAATGTAAAGAAACTTCCAGTAGAATCACAACTTAATCTTGTGTATGTTGTATCAAAGTTAATTACAAATTCATCAGTATCTAAATCTTTGACAGCATAATAAGAAGAAGATGGTAAAGCATAATTAGTAGTATACCAAGAACCAGTTTGCCACACTCTTGTAGGATAAGTAGGTCTTGAATTAACTCTAAAAACATTTATACTTTGGCTATAAAATACTCCTGGGTTTTGATCTAGAGTTACTGAAGCTGGAGTAACGGATAATGTAGATAGATTTCCTGGGTCATAGGAAAAATCATTCCATTTAAGTTCTAATTGAGGAGGATAAATTGTGTGAGTATCTCTTGAAAAATACTTTAAAGTAGTATTAATAGTAGAATTAAATTCGGTTAATTGTTTTACAAGAAATCCTTGATTCACAATAGATCCACTATACCAAGCTTTAATTGTGTCTGTAACATTTACATTAATATCCTTATCATCATAATAAGTAAATGATTGAGTAGATCTTACATTTAATCCACTTATAGAAGAACCAGTATACCAGTTACCTCCTCCTGAGGTACTTCCAACCCAAGATCCTGTTACAAAGGGACCAAAAGATAAAGTAGACCAAGATACAGAACCAGAAGCATTTCTATAAGACCAACAAACTCCATCTTCAGTTAAAGGACTATCACCATAATGGCCTGTTCCCATATTCCATGAACCTGAAAGGGGATAACTTTCTATAGTTGTAGTTCCAGTTAATCCCTCAGCATTAGCTACAAACAAGCGTAAATTTGAAGCCCAAGAAGAAGTACCTATTCTATTATTTAATAATGAATTTATTTCTGTTTGGTCAAATTTAACTATAAATCTTGATGTTTGTGGGTTTGGATCTGAGAAACCTTCATTAGTTGTGGATGCTTCAACAATTTCATCTAACCCTGTATTCATTGTAGGGTAAGCTGAATATATTGTAGCGTCTGCTATTGGAAAAATTTTATATACTGCCATCTTATAAAGGTACTACTCTGCCATTAATATCTAAATCAGGGTATTTTACTTCAAAAATACAAGGATCTAATGATGGATAAACTACTCCGTTTTGAGTAGCTCCTATTACATCATAAGCAAACTGTGAATATCCTGAGGTAATTCCTGATTTGTTAATAATTTCTATATTTTTAACTGTTTGGATACCTTTAACAGCATCTAAAGTTGTGTAAATATCTCTTAATATAATAGGTTCATTTATTTGCCAATTTTCAGTAGCAAAAAATTCTTTTAAAGCATTAATACAATTGTATAATACTTCGTTATTATTATAATTAGGTAAAGTAATAATATCAAAATTAACTCCTATATTAATTATAAAAGCATCTTTAATATTAATTGAATCCCCTATTACTCTATATTGAGATAAGTAAGTTGATAAATTTTGTTTAATTGTTGAAGATACGTTTGTTAATTTTTTATTATTGTCGTATCCTAAAACATATAAATCTAAAGTAGCAGGTATTTCGCCTATTGATACGTTTTCAATTTTAACTGGTTCAATATATCCTTTAGTAATAGAGCCATATTTAGAAGGCATAGATAATGCTCTTACTAAATAATCATCTTTAGTTACACTTCTCATTTGAGTTTGGAACTGCATTAAAGAATTTTGTCTAATTTCTTCTAAAGTATCTCCATCAGAACCACCTGAAGCTGCTGATGTATTATTAACTGCTATTGTACTAAAAATATAGTTAGAAGTAGTAGAATTTAAATTACTATTTAAAAATTTAACATTAGATGTATTAACTACACTTGTTAAAGTATTTGAATCTACATTTGAACTAACACCACCACCAGTTAAATATCTTACTGTTAAAGTAGTATTTGAAGGAGCAATACCATAAGTATCTGTTTGTAAAAAGTTAGTAGGATCAAAAGCAGTTGTTAATTTGATTTGTTCGTACGGTAAACCTAAACCAACGTTATCTGCATTTGGAGTAATAACTTCATCTACATCTGCTGTTACTCCAGAACCAAACTGTAATTCTAAGTTACCAGTTGATCTAAAACGAGAAACAAATCGTCTTGCTACTTTTTTAAGTTGCAATAAATAACCTGCATCTGTGTTTTGGGAATTATTTGGGTCATTTGGGTTGGTATTCTTAATAGAATCAAACACCATTTCTTGTCCTAAATAAGGAACTTCATACCAAACATTTCCATCACTATCTGTAACATCTAATATTTGGATAATGTCTGTATCTTCTAAAGTTATTGAAGTAAAGGAAGCAGGAGCTCCAAAACTAAATGTTTGAGTTTGAATTTGAGCTGAGATTGCTTGACGTGTTTTCTTAGCTAAGAAATACTGTGGGTTACCTGCTGATATTTGGTAAACTGTTACCTCAGTAGGATCTAGTGAACTTGAAACAGAAAAATGTAACCTAACATATAAGCTAAATTGTAAATATTTTCTGTTTGACGAGCATATTGAACAAATGTTTCTTGGATTTGATTATCCAAGTAAAAAGACATAACATCACCTACATACGCTGCCATTTCCATAAACATAGTTCCTGGTGAGGATGGACTAAAATCGTTGTATGTGTTTGGGAAATAAGTTTTAGTATAATCTATCAGTAGATTTTTTAAACCTTGGAAATCCCTATTAAAATATTTTATATCTCTGTTTTCAGCCATTACTTAAATTCAATTGAACACTATCATTTATTCCTGTATTCTGAATGATGTAGTCTATAGTTATATATATTGTATTATAATCAGAACTAGAAGCAACTGTAATTTGGGCTGCTAAATTTGGAAAATATTTTGTTAAAACATCTTCAATATAAGTTTGTATTTCATTAAAAGTACCTCTAGTTATTTGTTGGAATACAAATTTTCTTAAACCAGCACCATAAGCACTGTTAAATACTCTTTCTTGGGGATTTGTTAATAGAAAATTAATCAAATTATTTCTAATAGCATCTTTAGTAGTAAATGTAGACTTAAAAACGGCGTTACCATTAAAGGGTAAAGATACACCAACTGCTTTTCGAGCAACTTGATCAATCGGGTATATCTTTTTTGCACCAAATGCCATTATTTATTCATTAATCCCATTATCATATCTAATCCAACTTCACCTTGAGGTAAAGCACCATTAATAGTATCTACGGGTTGTGTTGGGTTTATAGTTCCTTGATAAGCTGTAGTTGCTACTCCTCCTTGTTGCATTTCTTCAATCATTCCAGAAAATAGATTTCTACGTTCTGCTGCTGTTAATTGTTTTGGACTTTCAATATTTGGTTGAGCATAAGTTCCTTTTGATTCAGTTACTGTACCATAACTCCCTACACTAGCTGGAACTGCTTTAGGGGCTTTAACAGCTTCCAATAGAATATCTTTTAATTCTTCTTGAATAGCTTCCCTTACTGCTTCTTTAATAATTTTTTTAAAATCTGATGGTTTCATTGTTTATAAATATTAAATTAATTTGCTTTTAAATTATCTCTATCAATTATTAATTTTAATTCATCAATTAAAACTTGAGGAGAATTTGTGAATGATGGTTCGGTTTGTAATAAAACAATACCTTGAGTATTTTTTGCTACTCCTATTTTTTGATTTAAAGTTTGATTAAATGGTTTTTCTATAATTTCAAAAATAAATCCTTTATATGATGTTTCAGTAGGAGAAGAAATAGCGGCTTGAGCACCTCTTAATAAATCATTATCAATAGGATCTACTTTTTTACCACATTTATTTAATACTAAATCTATTACTTTTAACAATCCTACTATAGCTAAAAGAGATTGAGATGCCATTCCAATATATAATAAACCATTATCTAAAGATGTCTTTAATTTTTTAATTTTAGGTTCACCTTCGTTAGTAAAAGTAATTAAAGTTCTTAAATCATCAACATCACTTAAAGCTGAAGCAACAGCCCCTGGAACTACTGGAGTAAATTTGGCTGCTAAGGATGTTGCTGTTTTTAATAAGTTTAAAGCATCAACAGCTGTTGTTTGTCCGTTAACTAATTCGGCAACAATATTTAAAGAAGTATCTATAATGGTAATATATTTTACTACTCCATCAATATCTGTTCCCAAAGATTGTCTAATATTATATACCTCGTCTAAAATATTTTGATTTGGACATAAATCAGGTAATTTTGGATTACCGGTTTCAATACCTTCAATTCCTAATTTTGATGCTAAAGAATCAAGTGTTGAAATTGCTTTGCTTTTTAAATCCTCTACTTTATTTAATACAGTTTGATTAATTCTATCTAAAGGACCTAATTTTAAGCTCGACAAAGGAATAGCAGTAGCTAAACCTGCGGCTAATAGTAAACTTCTTCTAAAAGCAGCATCATCTTTAGCTTCTTGTTCTCTTTGTTTTTCTGTATCCTTTAAAGCCATTATACTGTAAAATTATATTTTGATTTAATCTTAGAAGTATTTAACTTCTGGATTCTGGTTAATAAATTTGGAGCTATTGAATTTAGACTTGCTATTGGTCCACCTGCGTTTGCTGCTGTTTGAGAGGCAATTACTAATTGTTGAACAATAGAAATTAATTCTTTTAATAATGCTTCAGTAGTATTACCTTTTAATAAAGGTTCAGTTGCATTTTTAGAACCTAAATATGTTTTTACTGTTTGGAAAATAATTTCTGTTTCGGCTTCTAAGTTTATAGATTCAACAGCACTTAAACTAATTGATTTTTTAGAACTTAATAAAATATGGTCTGTATCCGATGAAAATACTAGTCTACCAGATTTAATAATAATTTGATTTTGATTATATTCTTTTGGTTGGGTTGGTGGATTTTTCTTAAAACTTAAATAATCATTTTTAGGTAAAATCAATCCAGATAATTTTTGAGTACTTGTTAAATAAATAGAAGATAAATCTCCATTTAGTAATTCCTCAGTTGGTAAAAATCCTACTGAACCTGCTGATGGGGATTGACCGTTTCGTAAAATAATAATTGGGTCGCCTTTTTGTCCACCACTAGACCAAGTATTTAAAGGTTCATTGTTACCATCTAACACACTAGAACCAAAACGAATTGAATTACCAAAACGTCCTTCAATCATTACATCACCTTCATATTTAATTAAAGGTTTAATGTTTGATTTTTCTTCAAACGTATTTCCTAAATCAATTCCCGAACTACCATCCTCAACCCTTCTAACCGAACCTAAAGAAGTTTGAATATAATCACGTTTTTGAGAATCAGGTAAATCCTTATTTTCAAAAATATTAGGAATACCGTTGTGATGATTACTATTCCAAATGTTTAAAGGAGTAATATAGTAATAAACTTCTTGATAATTGTTACTTTGAATGTCTGGAGATGGTAATGAGAAAATATATATTAACTCATTTTTTAAGGGATAATTAATAAAATTAGAAAAGTAAGGTTTTGCGAATCCTTTTGATTGGTAATTACCTCCTTTTAATTTTTTAAAAGCTACTGTTCCAATACCGTTCCACCCACCTGCATTACCAAAGTAGTAACTTTTGTCGTCTAAAACGATATCTTCAACAATAGCAACTTCAAACATTATTTTTTACCTTCCCCAACGTTTTTAGCTAAATCAAATAATTGAGCTTTTTCTTCTTCTGAGAATGCTAATTCGTTTGAATTATTTTGGGCTTGTACTTGTAAAGCACGTTGAACAATAGTAGCCATTTTAATTAATTGTTCATCGTTTTTAACCCCAATTTCCATATATTCCTTAATCAAAGGAACAACTAAAGTAGCATCACCAATATCGTTAATAAGTGGTTTTAATTCTCCAATTAGAGCAGAAATTTGAGTTTCCTTTTTCTTTTGGTTCTCATAAATCTCCTCTAATATATCAGAAAATTTTTTCTTTTTAAATACTACAGCGTCTAAACTCATAAATTTTGATTATAAATATTAGACTTAAAACTTTGTATATCCGTGATCTAGATAGAACACATAACCTTCTTTAAATATGTCGTATAGTTGATTTGCAATTTTTGTAATTTTAGGAGTTTTTACATCTATAATTTCACGAATATAAATGTAAAGTGCTTTTTTATTAAAAACATCTAAATATTCTCGTTTACGAAATAATTCTAAAATAGCATCTGCAATTTGAGCATCTTCACCTTTGGGGAATAATTCGTAAATATTTTCAGTACAATATGCTGCGTATTCATCTATATACGCAGATAAACGTTCTATAGGTTGTTCATCCTCTATTTCATACGAGTGACGTTCATCTTCCTCTAATGTTTCTATAGGCGCAGTATCAATACGTTTTTTATAGTTTTTCTGGTTTGAAAGGATTAAATAACGTTTTGCAATTGTTCCAAAATAAGAATATGCTTTAGCTCCTCGTTCTGGATTGAATAAATGAATTTTAGAAAGTAAAAATGAAATTACTTCAAATTGTAAATCTTCAATATTACTTACCTCAGTGTAATAAAATTTAAAAGTATGAATAATATTTTCGGTTAACTTAAAAAAAGCATAGTGGATACGTTCATGATATATTTTATTTTTCTCCTCAAAAGTAGTTGCCTTGTTATATTCAACAATAGCATCTTCAGTTGCTTGAGTAAAATATTGTACCCCTTTTTTCTTTTTAGGTTTTACTACCTCTAATTCACTCATAGATTTTTAATTTTAAATTGATTCAAAACATCTTGAATCATTTTGATATTAGTAAAGAAAAATCCTACTTCATCATCACTTTTAAAGGAACCTTTAACATCTACTTCATTGATTTTCTTATCGGATGCATCAATAATGTCGGAGATTTTATTTAAATAAGTTAAATAAGAAGCTAAAATGTCTTCCTGTCTTTCATTTTTACGAAGTAAATTAAAGGTCGTGAATCCAAGAGTCACGACCAATATAGAAAGAATAATAATTGTTAGTATCATAAATTGTCTAATAGGTTTTTAAGTCCCTCACTTTTTACACTACTTAATGCTTTGGCTTTAGTAGCGGGGGTTGAAGGCGCTGTTTTCTTATTCTCCAATGTAAATGATTTCTTTGATGTTTCCACGTTACCTTGTAATTTTGGTAACCATTCTCTTTCAAACTCAATACGAGCAGCCATTAAATCCGCTTGATGTACATTAAATATTTCTTATTTGCCTCATCATATAAACCATCATGAGTCTGAATGGTAATCATTTCATTAAATGTATAAGAAATACCATGAGATTGAAGTAAGAATAATCCTCTATCGGGAACAGAGGCAAATGGTAATTTGGTATTAAACATGTAATCCTCACCTAGTTTTTCTTTTCTCCAATTATCTGTCTGGGGTATATAAGAATCATGTTCTTCATCACCCATTTTACCCAGGTCATGGTTGAGAGCAGAAAAAACTAATTCCTCTTTAGTGTAGGTAGTTAAATCTGCTCCCATTTGTCCCCATAACTCATGTAAATGTAGAGCACAAGTAATCACTCTATTTACATGTTCAACATAACCTCCAGGAAAAGCATTATGATACTCCTTTTTATGTGCGGCAGGCATCAAAATCAAACGTTCTTGGTATCTATCATAAAACTTTAGTAGGTTCTCTTTACGTGGTGAGGAAATATGATCCTCAATAAATCCAATTAATCGTGTCCAATTGCTTTGGATTTCTTCTGCTGTTAAATTCATATTAAAAATTATTTAATTCTTGTGGAGATTTTGGTTCACTATCTACAAACATTTTAGTTTCGGAAACCAATTCTCTTAATTCTTGGAGGGTTTCCTCAAACTGTTCTCTTGTACCTTGACGTTGTAAGAAGAAATGTAATTTCTCAATATTACCTTCTGCTCTCTCCAACCGTCTCATTATTATATCTCTGTTTTTCATATGTTACCTTGTTACCCTTTTATTCCCTATCACTTTATTTCCCTTTTTTCCTTTTCCCGTGATTGGAATATAATATTGGAAACAAATAACTCCAAGCTTAAGTTAAGAGAAGTTTTACAAATATAAGGCCTCTTGAGCAACCAAATTATCTGGGTCTACTTTTTGAATGTATTCATATGATCTATTAAATACTAAAAATTCACCTGCTTTATCTATATCTACAGCACTTAATCCCTCATCTAATTTATCAAAAAAATTAAGTAATTGGTCGTTAAATGTTTGGTGATTCTGGATTAGTTTTTTGAACATACCTACCCAGAATAAGGGGTGGTTTTTGTAATCTAATAAAATATCTACCTGTTGGGCTTTTTCCTTTAACGACTCAGGTTCCTCATTATTAAACAGATTAAATATTTTATCAATATTCATACATCAATACATATAGGCGCCATACACTTTAGTATAGCGCCTATAACGCATTATCTTATGATTTTCGCGGATCGCGTTGATTTAACCGATTTGATCGTCTAAATGATCAGGAATACCATCCCCATCTACATCAGCAATCTCTCCGTAACCTAAAGCTTTCATAAAGTTAGCTACTCTTTCCTTTAAATCTCCATCACTATCAGCAAACCAATCTTCTTTAATTAAATCATGACTTAATAATACTGTGATAGCTGTATAAAGAATATCTACATCATTAACAAGATAAATATCTGGAGTATGAAAGTCTAAACTAAATGCGTAGTCATCGATTTGAGGGATTTTTAATAAGTCATCTATTTTACCTATTTTTTTCTCTGCAGGTACTACACCTCCAAATTTATGAAAATATTCACCAATGTAAATATACCCTTGTCCTTCTTTTAATTGAAATTCACTCATTATTTTAATAAATTATAATATTCGTTGAAATGTTTAATACGATCTGGTAAACCAATTGTGCCACCGTTTACTCTTTTAGTTACTGCTGTTACTGTACCTTGATCTGCTCCTTTATCACAAATAGCCCAAAGACCATTTTTATTAAAGAACCAAGCAGCAGACATTAAAGGATATTTAGTAGCAACTAAATCAGGATTAGCAATAATTTCCTCAGAAACAAATTTATCAAAAGCAGTATAGTTATCTTTACCAGTTAATTGAATATAACCACGTCCTCTAAATTTAAATCCCTCACCTGTAGCTTCAGCACCATTCCCCATTCTTCCTCCATAAACACGAGAAGCAATTTTTTGAGGTTGACGAGCATAAGCTTCAGCTAAAGCTAAAGTTGGGAAATATTTTTTAAATATGCCCATCAAACCTTTAGAAGAATAATTTAAATTTTCTGATGTAGCTCTCCAACCACCTGACTCGTGACCACACTGAGCTAAGAAATGAGCTAATCTTAAAGGATTAGTAATATTAAATTTAGCAGCAGTATCAGGAATTTGAGCTAATACAGCATCAGGAATATGTCCTTTTAATTTATCTAATTTAAATGAACTAGAAGGAATAACTGCTGGGGCAGGAGTAGTAGCAGGTGTTGTGCCCATAATTTTATTCCAAGTTCCATCTCCTACTATACCATCAGCAACTAAACCATTAGCCGCTTGATATTTTTTTACTGCCTCTTCAGTTTTAGGTCCAAAATTACCAATTGGATCTACACCTAACTTGACTTGTAATTGTTTTACAAAGTCATTATTATCACCTTTTTTTAATAGCATATTTATTTATCTTTATGTTTATCAATTTTTTCTAAAATTGTATTTAATAATGAATGTTTAATAAAACCTGAATTAGAAGCATTTTTTAGAGCACTAATTAACTGGAAAATTACAAAGGGCATTATAATAGTTTCAGAGAGCCAAGACGTGCCTGGGAATCCAATTTCAACCATTAATATTACTGTTAATATAACTAACCAAGTAAATGTTGTTTTTAGTACTTTTAATGCTTTATAGGTTTTAAAACCTTCTTTCTTCGTACCAGCAACTATACCAAAAAACCCATCCATAAAAGCCACCGCCACTACCGCTAAATACTGTTCACTATTATCCATAGCTAATCCACCGAAGTAGCTACAAACAAACGAACAAGTTGCGGTTAATGATAATAGTAAAACTAGTAACGTAGATTTCATTATCCTTCCATAGGACCTTCCTCGTCCTCTTTCTTGCTACCTTTTTTATTCATGAATTTATCTACAGATGCGATTCCAAAGCAACCTAAGATGATTACCATAAATCCATCAAAAATAAATTCATTAATTACTAAAGCTGTGCCCATGTAACCTGTTACTAGGTCAACAACTAGGGCGATTACAAGCATAAAAAATGCAATGAATCCTACAACGGCTTTCTCGTTGATAGTGTTGTTGTCGTCGAATAATGATTTGAAAAATTGTTTCATATTATAGTTGTTTAGTTGTTTTTAATAAAGCTTCTTGTAACGATTTCGAGAACGCCTTTTTGTTGAGTGGAACTTCTCCATTTTCAACATTTAAAAACATAGCAAAAATAAAAGTACGTCTTTCACCTTTACCTTTAAAACAACCTGACCCTATGCAAATAGTAGTTTCTACTATATAATCTTTGCGTAACCATTGTAAACCCATAATGTTAAGCATTTGTTGAGGAGAGTAAATACTATCAATACTTACTTGTACATCAAATGCTACTCCCGAGTCTGTAGGAGTATATCCTTTATCAATTAATAATTCTTCAACTGTTTCTTTAACACCAAAAGTAATATCTCTACCTCCAATTGTTTGGATATGTTGAGCATTACTTACATTCACTTTTACTAATGTAGGATTTACAGGGGCTAAAGCTAATAATATAGGTGCAAGAATATTTAACATCGATTATAAATATCAATAAGAAACGGAACCCGAATATCCGGGAGCTATTAAATAATAACTAAGTGTCCCTCCAGAAACTAATGTAGAAGTAGTAATAGAAGTTACACCAGGGTATGTTGTTCTAACATTTACGGATGCTGCTTTAATAGCATTATATTCTGCTGTTGTAAATATTCTTACATCAGGGGCTATTCTCCATTTAGAAAATCTACCTGCTTTTCTAGCAGCAACATAATACTTATCTGCTACTGAAATTAGTCCGTCATCATTTACATCAAACATATGAAAAGATAAACCATTCCTAGTTACTTTTCCTAACACAACATTAGATACTGCTTGGATATCTGAGGTTGTATAAGCTTGAATACGAGTAGGAGCATCAATTTGTATATAATATTCCTTAGAAGGGTCATAAGCTTCACTTATAGAATAATAACCTAAAGAGTTAGTATAAATTGTTTTATATAGAGTCCAAGAAGAAGTCGTTACTAAATATTCAAATTCTAATACATAAGGTAAAGCATAGTTATTAGGTAAGTCATTCCATCTACCATTAGATACAAACTGAACATAATCTTCATTACCCGCATTATTAGGTTCTCCTGAGTTCCAGTTAGAGTAAGAATAACTTTCTCCTGTTACCCATCTCCAAGTTCCTTCTGTTACCTCATCTGTTAATCCAATCCACCCTGAAGGCCAAAGATTATATAAAAAACTTTGTTCTCCTGAACTTGTAATAGTTACAAGGTGACCTCCCATATTAGCACAGTTTGTTTTAGCAGTAGTCCAAACAGCAGTTCCTGTAGAACGGTAATAAGAGTGTCCGTTATAATTTTGTTGGTTAGTAAATCCTGTAATAGTTTGGTTTGTTCTTCTATAAAGTTTTATAGCAACATTACTTGCTCCTGATCCATTAGCATTATAAAGGTATCCTGAGTATGTAAATTGACCCAATAGACTGTTTGTAATAAAGAATAAAACAATAATCCACCTCATAATTTTAATTTAGCACCCATTAATATTTGAAAGTTTAAAATATCTTGTCCTGCTACGTAAGTTCCTCCTCCTGTTAATCCAATTCCAAAAGTTTTAGTTAATTTATAATTTAAATTTAAAAATGGAATAACAATTGGTTTTGCCTCAAAAATAGATTCTGTGTAGAATTTAGAATAAGGAGAATAAATACCAGCAGCAATAATTGTAGCATCTACTGCTTTTCCTATTTTACCCTTATACATAAAACCAGCAATTGCAATAGTTGATATTAATTCCTCACCATACATTTGTCCATAAGTACCAGAAACACCATATAATGCTGTAAAGTTTTTAAGTGAGTTTACTCTTATTAATAATCCACTACCTGTTGTTGATTGAGGTAAAAATCCTATACCTGCGGAAGCAACATTGATGTGTTTATTACCTTTTTTATTAGTACCAATCCAAGAACGTACAGCCGAAACATTACCTATTTTAGCATTAACCATATAATCAGCTGAAAAACCAATAGAAGCTGTTCCATCTCCTTTTACTCTAGTGAATGACATTGTACCTCTAGCATCTTGAGACCCATCAGATTTTGTTTGAACTCCAACAATATCCCCAGTCATTAAAATAGCTGGTTTTTGGGTTTCGGCTTTAGCCTTAGCGGCCGCTTTAGCTGAGGATTGGGTAGAAGTTTTTTGTGTTTCTACTTTCTGGTCTTCAATTTGTTTATCTGTTGGTTTTTCTTGAGGTTGTCCTTCCCCACTATTGCCACTACCACTCCCACTACCGTTGGAACCACTAGAAGAATTGCTGCTATTACCTGAATTATTATTTCCACCTACTGATCCTCCACTTTCTTGGTTGGATCCCACAGACCCGCCTTGATTTTCTGATGAATTTCCTCCAGTTTGTCCTGTTTGTCCTGTCTGTCCCTCACTCGAGTTACTACCTGATCCAGTATTACCACTAGAATTAGGATTAGAAGAATTGTTATTTCCATTGTTTCCGTTTTTTTTATCTGTTGATATACTTCCTGAACCTGATGATGTTGTTCCTCCTATATTGTTTCCTACACCTCCAGTAACACCTCCTGTAACAGAAGATAAATCAATTCCTAAAATATTAGTAACATTACCAATAATATTAGAAACTTGGTTTGTAGAAGTTGTAGTTGTAGTAGTAGTAAGAACGCCTTGACAGGGTGAGGTAGATTTATATTTGTTATAAATATCATTTATCCACGCATCAAACACTCCATTACTTAATTCCGCGTATGTAAACGCTTTTACTTGTCCATAGTATGAGATTACTATTGGAGCACTCATATCCGCGTTTATAAATTTACTTTGTTTAGTACACGGGTCTATATAAGAATAGATAAAGGACTGCCCCCATAGAGGCAGTCCAATTATCATTAAAAATAATAATATTTTAGTTTTTAAATACACCGTTCTTGATTAAGTTTTCAATCACTTTGGTTGTAGCTGTCTCTAAAGACTTTCTTGTTGCTTTACCTACGGTACTTTGAGAAAACTTCATATCAAGATTTTTTAGAAATGATTCACCTACTTTTTGTGACTCACCCTCACCTGATCCTATATAGATTTGACCTGTTTTAGCATCTACAAATCTTACTTGTAAACGAATAAAAGTAGTTACAACAACTGTTGATTTACCTTTCATTACAGTTTCATCTTCATCTACAGCAAAATCAGCAACAGTAACATATACAAAATATTGTGCTGCTTTAATTTTACCTTTACCATCAATTGGTTCCTCAAAAACACCTTTTTTAGATGCTTTGAATTGAGTTACCATCCTTTCCTTGATTTCAGTCTTCTCTTCAGTAAATACAAAACGATTCGTTTCATCTAAATAATCTAATACGGATTCAGCAAATCCAAGTCCAACATTTTTTTCTTGTAAATCAGGATATAAAGCCAAAACCTTAGTCATGTCAACGTTAATAACTTGTACTGTCTTTTTAATAGAATCAGTATAATTAGAAAC